ACCATTCATCCCATCACCTAAAGGTAATGGGTTTTCTGGTGGTCCGATGATAAATAAAGAGGCCAGTATCTTAAAATACTGACCTCCCTTTTACCCCCCTTTGTTAATATTCACTCGATATCAATATATTTTTTATTTTCTTCTTTTTTGTTTTTTGCGCGGAGGGTAATAGTAAGCAATCCGTCTACAAAGGTAGATTTAATATCACTGTCAAAGGAATCATTGACAAACCATTGACGAGTTAGTTCCTTTTTACGGATACTTTCAGATGCATATTTGACATCGGTCCGCTTTTCATGTTTTTTAACATGCAAATGCAAGTAATCACCAGATATATAAAGTTCAATATCTTCCTTTTTATATCCGGCTAGTGGTACTTCAATGTGAAGGTTCCCATCTTTGTCCCAATATTGGTCAGTGGGATATGATTCCACATTTGGTGCATTGAATATATTAAAAAAAGATGGACCAAACCAATCATCAAATAGTTTATTCCATCCGGTTTCTTCTGACCATAAACGAGGCCAGAAATTGCTTTTTGTTAGTGTTGCTAGTTCGTTTTTCATGATTACTCCTTTCATGAGTCCCTTTCGGCGACTCTGATAATATTTATACATGAAATGGCTTAAAAAAGCAAGAAAAAATAATTTTTTTTAAGAAATTTAAGCAGTTGCGGGAGCTCCTGCAGGCAATGGGGAAGGAGTTGCTTGTTGTGCTGCACTATATCCTGCTTTAGCTGCACCACCCACACCTGCTAGTGGCCCAGCTGTCCGTGCTGCTGTTACTGCTTGACCAGCATATCTTCCTTTTGTATCAAATGCCTGAGATAATTGACCCAATGTTAAATTCATTATATTTTTGTTAGCTAATCTGGAATTGGGTGACGCTTGCAAATGTTGTTGTAATAACATCCCTAAATCCTTAATATGTTGGTTAATTTTTTGTATGCGACCTTGAGCTGCAGCGTCTTGTGTACCTGTTTGGTACATGTTTTTAACATTGCTTCCTACTTGTTGTGCTGCTCCTTTAACAGCCCCCACAGTTCTTCTTGCTGCATTGCCAACAGTCGTGCCTGCATTTTTAATTGCATTTCCTGCAGCTTGTGCACCTCTTTGAATAGAACCACCAACTCCTTTAGCAACATTTGCTACTCCTGCACCTGCGTTGCGTACACCGCGGAAAAAATCTCCAAATCCTTCTTCGATGATTCTATATTGTGTATCAGAACAGTTATGACTCATTTCAAGAAGTTGACCGATTGTATAGTTTTCAAATGATTCTTTAAAATAGACTAATTCATAAGATTCCATTAGAAGCATGTTATCCTTACTGGTGCTGGATGTATATTGCATATTCATATTTATATTTATATTTATATTTATATTTATTATTTATGATTCTAGTTGTGATCGTGATTGATATCACCTAGATGCACCCATTGTATCACTCATATATGGTGATAATATTTCTCCGAAAGCTTCACATATGTCATGATGTGAATTTTGTTTTTCTCTTGGATCAATATTAAGAAGTTTAATACAGTCTGTTGCAGCACTAGCAGCAATGGATGATACAAAATATTCCGTTTTTTTAGCAGATTTCACCGCACCCCATCCTCAGCCAATTGGAGACCCCAGTGCTCCCATAATTCGACTTGCTGTTCGTCTAAGCCAACCTTCTTCTAATAATTCTCTTTGTGTTGGTTTATTCATATTATTATTCACATTCTGTTAATCCTTTCAGATAATCTTTTGTATACGAATTAACTTCAGGAGAAGATGTTGCCGGTTCTGAAGGAATAGTAGTATTTTTATTATCTAATTTATATTCAGTTGTGCGAAGTTTACCCGTTCCAGGATCTGTTATATTTGTAATGGCATTATCATCTGTTTCCAATTCTTTGGGTTTAATATCAACGGGATATTCTTTGACAATACCTCGCGGTATTGGTGGCAAGTTAGGATAAAACGCTAATGGTTCAACAATGCTTGGGGGAATTGATACAAAATGGGAATATCTTCCACCACCATCATCTAATGCAATATCGAGTGTAACATTTATATCAGATGTATCAGGATTACCTGGATACCATCCACCTACTTGGTTTTTAATGCCAATAACTCGAATATGCAATTTTGAATCAATCATTTGGTCAATCAATTCTTTAACATTGCTGCCCAATTTTTGATATGAACTATCTGATTTGAAATTTTTATTAAATTTTAATACATCTCCAACTAAAAATCCCCCGCGTTGAAAACGTCTCATATAAGTTTCAACCAAAGTTAAATAACGTCGCTTTGCCATAAAATTATTTATCCAATATACTTCGATAATATTCGCAACTATAGCGAAGAGAATTAAATATTTTTAATGGCAAATATTAAACTTAAAAATATTGAAGTTAGTGATTTAGACAATGCATCATTAACTGACAGTTATTTATATAAGGATGTACTTTTTGATTTAAATCCCCAATATACTTATAATGCACAGATTAATAAAAAAGAAAGACTTCGCGACATTGATGCACTTTTTGATGAAGAAGCAGTGCGAAATAGCGTTGTAAATTGTTTTCTTACGTCTCCAGGACAAAAGATACTTAATCCAGAGTTTGGTGTAGATTTAAGGGACTATTTGTTTGATCCCATTAGTCAATTTACTACTGAATTTATAAAAATGGTAATTGAAGATAAATTACCATTAATGGAACCAAGAATTTCATTACAAAATGTATCAGTTATTGCTAATGAAGAAGAGCAGCAATATGATGTTACATTGGAAATAGACATCCCGTCTTTAAATGTTTATGGGTTAAGTTTGAAAGGCAAATTAAATAATAATGGATACACATTAGTATAATGAATAACGAATTTACAAACTATGATTTACCAACCAATGCATATGTTGCATTTGATGCACTTTCATTGAAAGATTTTATTATTGAAAGGTTGAATCAAAATGCATATTTTACTGATCAAAATTATGAAGGAAGCAATCTTGCAGCATTTATTGACATAATTGCATATTCTTATCATGTGTTGCTCTTTTATTTGAATACAACAGCATCAGAAAACATGTTTAATCAAGTAACTCTTTATGAGAACATGAATAAAATTGTCAGCTTGCTGAATTATAAGCCAACAGGCAAACAAACATCACTAGTTTCAATTAATGCAACTGCCGATGCAAATTTAGTTCCTGGAGATTACGTAATACCAAAATTTTCATTTTTTAACGTTGATGGCATTCAATATACAACAATTAGAGATTATTCATTTACAAAAACGACAACAGGTTTTGAAAAAATAACAGAATTAGATAATAATGTTATTTTATATCAAGGTACTATTGGTGAATATCCAGCATATATAGCAGAAGGGGACAATTTTGAAATGTTACCTATTGTTGTTGATAATATTGTTGATAAAAATGATCAAAGATTTATTGCAGCAGATACAATTTCTGTTTATGTAAAAGAAATTAATGATGGTTTATATCATGAATACACATTGGTTGACAATCTCTATTTATCTGATCCTGTTGAACGAGTATATGAACTTCGATTAAATGAAAATGGACATTATGAAGTTAAATTTGGCAACGGCAAAGCAGGTAAAAGGTTAAACACGGGGGATATTGTTCAAGTATATTATATATTAAGTGATAATCTCAAAGGCATTATCAGTAAAAATCAGATTAATGGCAATCGTATTATGCGATATGCTTCATCGATATTTAGTACAATTTATAATAATGTAACTCCAAATATTGATATATTATCATTGATTAATAACACTAATAATACTTATTTGACATTTACCAATCCGGTTAATTCTTCAACAATTGGAACTGAAGAAACAGTTGATCAAATACGTGAAAATGTGCCTCGTATTTTTGCTTCACAATTAAGACTTGTAACTGAAGTAGATTATGAATCTTTCTTGCTTAAATCATACCCAACAATTATTAATTCGGTAAAAGTGGTTAATAACGAAGATTATATTAGTGGATATATTCAATATTTTTATGATATATGTGTAGATCCTGATAAAGTTAATAGAGCAATTATTAATCAGGTAAATTTCGCAGATAGTTGTGATTTCAATAATGTTAATATATTTATTGTTCCAAAATTTACTATGTTACAAGATAAAAGTTATCCTAATTTTTTATCAAACAGTTTAAAACAATTAATTGTAGATACAACAGTTAATAAAAAAATAATATCAACCGAAGTTGTGCCGCGAGATCCAATTTATAAGGCGTTTGATTTGGGATTTTCAAATGCAGCGCCTATATTGGGTACCGTTGATCAAACAAAATTATATGTTGTAAGAGAAAATAATAATAAAATTAATAAATTTACATTACGAACAAGGGTTTATAGTATTATAAAAGAATTTTTTAATCCTGATAATAATCAATTGGGCCAAAACATTTCATTATCACAATTAGCATCAAATATTTTATCCATTGAAGGGATAAAATCAATTTATACAAAAAATACTGAGTTGGGATTAACATTTTATGGCATTTCATTTATAGCATGGAACCCGTTATACCCAATTGAAGATATTGAAATAATTAATCAGGATATAACATTGCCATATTTTACATTCCCATATTTGTATCGCCCGAGTGGTATTGTCAACAACATTGAAGTAATTGATGAGTAACGTTCTTACAGAATATGCACCTTTTATAGTGTATGATTATACAAATTCAAATGTTTTATCAACATATAATTTGGACATTACACCATTGAAGTTTGTTCCTTTTATACCGTATAATCATAATACAGAGAAAGTAATATGGGATTTCGGCGACAACACAACCAGCCATGATGTTACAGCTTTCCATGTTTATAATTTTCCAGGGGTTTATGATGTTAATTTGTTTATTACAAATTGTGCTGATCAAACAAAATATTCAACATATGCTATTAGTGTTTCAGTGAATGAATATTTAAGTAACACAATAACTATTGTTTCTCCAGACGATAATATTCTTTCTGCATATAATGGAGTTCCAACAAATGCAATACAATTATATAAACAAACAAATCGATTTTATGATTCATTGGATGTTTTCTATTCTGTTTCAGGTTCAGAGACACCTGATTATTTTTCATTAGTTCCGTATAAGTTTAATCATCTTCAGACATCTCATAGTGTTTGTGAATTATCATATAATAGAGCATTATCTACTTATGAATATATTGAGGTTGATAAAATTATTACAGATGATACAAAACTTTATGTAAAATTGGAGAATGGAAGTTTAGTTCCTTGTAATGAAGAAGATAACGGAAGCATATACATAGGACTTTCGGGAACAAAAACGATTTATTATAAAGATGATCTACCCACAGATAAATTCTTACTTTCTTTTTTCTTGGATAAAGAAAAGGTATACGATGCAACTATATTATCTGATGCAGATTATGTAAAATATTTGAATTTATTGAATGTTACTTTATCGGGGGTTATTTTTTCTAACCCCAATGTTAGTCGATTTTCAATAACATCAAACGGCCTTGATGGAGAAGGGTTTATTATTGATACTTTTAATATTGCGCCATATAAATTTAAAGGGACAAATATTCCATTCGTTATAAAAATAAAAGATACAGATAATTATTCGGTTAAGAATTTTCCGCTTATAACAGATTTAAACATTTCTCTTATTGTAGGTGATGAATATGCTTTAACAGAAGACGGAGAATTTTTCTTAACAGAAACAGACAATGAATATTTATTGTTTACTGCAACGAATTCGTATTTAAGTTCTTTATCTGCAGTATCAATAAGTGCATCTATTTCCTCAATAATAAACGAGGGGGGATATTATAGGGGATATTTCAATTATGCAAATGATAATGAGATGTTTTTTAATTGTTATTTATCATGTTTCGGTACCGTTATAAATAACGAAGGGACGGCCTTTAATATTAGTGGCCAATCTTCCTTATTTGATTTGTATCCCCAAAATTATTATCAGTTATATAAAATTAATGAAAATTATGATATGACTGAAACTTTTAAAAATTTAAGATTTCAAGAATTTTTATTAGATAAAAATATTTTATTTAATGATTTTTTGGGAAGTATTTTTGGAACTGAAGCATCTGATCATAATGCACTCGGAAAGAAAATATGGGAACGTATAACAAATTATACTGACAATATATCAAATATTGATAAACAAGAAATCAAAGCATTATATAGTTTGCTTCAAATGATTGATTATTATGGTAATAAGTATGATGCAAATGATTTAAATTATCCGATGGAATTGAAAAGGATTGTTAATATGCTTTCTATTGTAAAAAATAGATTATTCGGTTACAAAAACCAATTTAAAGAAAATTTCGACCCCAAAGGACATACAACAAAAGACACATATGGTATTAATTTGGGGGATCAAATTAATACAGCGACATATATGGTTACAGCTGGAGTTGATATTGTAGCTCTTGAACGATTTAGTAATACATATACAAGACTCAATACTCAGCAACCATTAAGTTCAAATATCATCGATAGACCAGATTCATATGTGTACCCATTATCAGAATTATCTTTAAATTGGGGATGGCCACTAATTTTGCCAGATAATTATGTGTATAAAAATCTTGATAAATTTTATTTCTTTTTTGAATTTGTTGATCAAATCGATGGTACAACATTGGGGAACACAATTGATTTCGATAATCCATTAACAGTAAATCCAATACAGCAATTATCATTAGATCAATTAATATCTGCTAATGGAGTTTATGAAATGATCATTGCAAATACACTTTATAATGCATTATCGTTATTCTGCTGATAAATATTTTTAATGTCATTTAATTATAATAAAGGATATCCGGACGTTCCGCAATCGATTACAAATCCAAATGTTGTTTATGAAACAGCTCTAGACAAGCATAACCCCTTTTCGTTTGTTGATTTTCTTAATTGTATTAAACTTACATATGAGCCAGAAGCATGCGTACAATATTATAATCATTATCTTATATTGTGGGGGCAAAGACAAAATCAAACCGAATCAGAAAATGCAATTGCAATTCAAACAAGATATGTTGATTTTTTGAAGGATATTTCTTTAAATTATACAACAGTTGCAGAACGTAAATTTTTAACACAAATTGATTTTAGTGACCCATATGATCTCGAAGTTGCAATTTCGTTTTATTCTAAAAAAATTAAAGAAATTGTTTTATATTATCAAGGATTGCGAGAAGACGCAAAATACGAGTTAACACGGAAAAAATTAAAAGGTTCGAATTTCGGTGCAGCAAAAAAAATATATGAAATAATCCTTACATATTTAGAAACACACGAAGAAAAAACAATTTCTTTTGATTATAATCAATTAAAACAGAATTTGGCTGTTGAAATTGAAGAATTATATGATAATCGGGATAACTATTTTAATTTACCACCCGATGAAAAGGATTTTAATCGCAAATCTTTAGATTATGGTGAAAATATATTTTTGCGCACCGACGAGGATCTTATTAATTCGATTTTTGCCGGAGTTAGTAGCACAATTAGAGACTTGAAAGAGGCCGATTTGCTGTTCGATAATAAAAGAAGCCTTACAACAAAACACATCGGGACCGATTTTTATTACTTATCAACTAATGCACAAAACCAATATATTACAGGCCAGTTGTTTAAAGCAGATGCACCTGTATTAAATTTATTAAACCGCAATTGGCCAACAAACGCTGCAGTTTTTTCTAATCAAATAAAAACAATATACGAAATAGGCCATTTTAAGCCAACAAATACATCGATATTAATTATTGATGCAAAAGATTATTCTGTTAATGTAAATAGTCCCCAATTAGTTGCAAATTCTTTATATGTTTTTCCGGATCCTGCTCTTTACGGGAACGATATTCCTGTTTTTGAGTTTGTAATTAATGAAAGTCTTTTTAAACGAGGATGGTCAACAGGCAAAGCCCAAAATCAACCAAATACAAAGCCAACAGAAACTTCTTTATATGGATATGCTTCAAAAATAAACCCTGATATATCATTAAATCAGGATTTAAATAATATTTTTAATCAAGGATATATTCACAATCAAGAAAAAGATTTGCATGGGAATATATTTGCGTTGATAAAAAATAATGGAAATTTTCAACAAGAACGAAGAGCAAATGTTCCCAATGTAACATATATTAAAAGTTTATTATTAGACGGACATACATTTTATGACGATCTTTATGGAGAAGGGTATGAGTTTGATTATTCAATATTTGATAATACTACATATAATGATACCATACGTAGCGGCCTTACTTCTTATACAAATTCATTTGAATTATTGAGTGAGCCATATTATCTTTTTTTAAGATATTTTTATCCATATGAAGAACTTCTTAATTTTGATTCACAAACAACAGTTTTATTAAAAGACGGAGCTTTTTTTCAAGTAGAAAATTTTCCACTTTTAGATCCAGTATCTTCTGATTTATCAGCTTTTGATGCATCTATCGCATCTTTTTATTTTACAGAATTATATGAAGGTGGGTTATTTAAATTGAATCCTGCTACGCTTGCTTTTCTAGATCCATTATCAGCTGCAAATTTCTTACTCAATCCGAGAGGTCCAGACATTGTTGATGCGAATTGTGGCAAATTTACAGATAATGTTGAATTCAAGCTTGAACTTTAGAACAATGAAATGAATCAAAATTTTATAGACCGAAATAATTTACACGGACAAATATTTATTAAGAATATTTATACAAATGATATAAAGGAATTTACTCAACAGTTGCCTTATGTTTCAATAAAATATCCATATACTGTTGTTGACGAATTGTCTTCAAAGGTTTTGAATTTTATCATGTATAACAATACATATTTTATTCAAACCCTGAATTATATTGTTATTGATAAAGTCATATTTGAATCAGAAATATATGCTGATCCCAAGACATCAAATACTATTTTGATTTATAATACAGATTATTTTAATAAAATTACAAATTTTTTCCGAATAGGGTTAGATGTGTATTATGCTATATTAAGTTCATATAGTAATGAATATTTAAATACTCCTAATGTTTTTGTTTATCCAACAATTTACAAATTTGATACAGCAAAGCACCAAAATATTAAATTGTTTCCTGCAGACGACTCACAAATAACAAATATTTTTAGTTTATGCGGAAATAATATACCATTAACAGATATAAACACGCCGCGACTCACATATACATCTATAAATGATTTATTTTGTTTATCATTTATTGCAAACAACCAAAACAAGATACCTACCGTTTATAACCATCTTTTTGAAATAAAAACAACAGTAACCTTTTTGAGTTCATATATTTATCGACTCAATAATTGTAGTACTACATTATCAATGGATACTTTGGAAGATAGTGTTGCTTTTGTTTTATCATCAATGGAACCCGTAATTTCATCAAATGAACTCGTATACTAATGAATACATATAATTTATTTTTATCTTCGAATACAACTGGTATTACAGAAACAATGAGTAATATTGATATTTTTGATCAAACATTGTTTACAATAGATATCACAGGCGTATCTGAAATAGTTCCCTTAAAAAATATCAGTATTAATTGGGGAGATGGGGTTGAATCGGTGTTCTCGAATCGATTATTTAAAAATTATCGAACGGAGAGTATTTTTCCTGAATTAACAGCAGGTAAATTTTCATCTATTTTCAACGAGGAAATAAACCATAAATATAATTTATCTAATTCGATTTATACACTATTAACATGCCAAGTATTAATTGAATTTGTTAATAATAAGCATAATCTTTATATTATTCCCATAACATTTAAAACGTATGAATTTTTTGATGCCATTGGGGAGTTATTTCTTGTAAATACGAATCTTTTGCCTTTGCCTGGAAATAATGTCAAAATGACATTTATGACTTCTATAAACAACCAAATTATAGAAAGCACTTCCCCATAAATATTTATATGGCTTTAACTGTTAATTATTTATCAGCTTTTACCCCTGATGAATATGAATTAGATTTAAATTCTCTTTCATTAAACCAAATCAATCGACAATTTCCTGGAGATTATAATTTTAATTTTGTTGACATTCTCAAAAATGCAGTTTCGATGCATGTCCAAAATTATGATAATTTCTATTTGTCGGATAAAGTAAAACTGACAAATGTTATCACAGTTGAACCTCACGATTTAGAGAGATTACAAATTTATACTTATTTAAAGTCTGGAAGTAAATATTTAAATTTTGTTAAGGAAATTGATCCGCGACCTTTTTATGACATGGAATCATATTTTGTTCCTGATTATGCTTATTATACATTTAATGATAATCCCGAAAGCCAGTTTATTATTGATATAAAAAATAAAGATTATTGTACAATAAGTTATTATGATGTTGATGCAGGGGAATTATATTATCTAGTTGAAATTTGTGGTATTGTATTTTTTATACATCCGAAATTAATTGATTTAAACATTACAAACACAAATGCTCCACATTTGTTTAATTACATGTTGGATAGAAATTATAAATTTCTTTATTTATATATAAAGAAAAAAGAAGGCAGTTTTATAATTGAAACTATAGGTGATAAATTAGTCGCAACTACAAATATTGATAATGTCACACCAGATTATATTATAACTCGATTTTTTGAAATTGAAAGCGATGATAAGGTTGAAATGGTTCCAAAAATTAATACTTCTTTTGCAACATACAGTCCTGATTCATTTTTAATTGATGGTAATAATACAATGTTAAATTTAGAAAGCAATTATCTGTTTTTTAAACCAGGGTATGTGGAAGATTCTTCTGTAAGTCTTATTAATTTAAAAAATCAAGTTTCAAGATTGGGGGCACATATTGCAGGAAATTCTCTTTTATCGGCATTCAATGAAACTGATAATTTAACTGTTGCTGATCAGAGAGAATACACTTCCATTTTGAATGGTAAAACAGATGTTTTAGAATTGAATTATGTGTTTTATAATCAAGATATATTGATTAATCCGGGCACTAATTATTTTACAGCGCCTTCTTCAATTGAACCATTTGATGTGCTTAATATAAATGATACTACATTTGCTAATTGTGGTGCATATGCGTTTGAAGTACCAATATTTGCTGATAAGGTTTATTGCTTAGATGCAAATATGCCTGCAACACAAGAACAACATTATTTGTGTACATGGCTTTCGGGATCTCCAATGACTGAAAATAAAGTTTGGATGGATCGATATTATTATCCTGATCGCATTACAAAATATAATGCATTAATATCACAAGAAGTTTTCGGAGCAACATATACAAGTGAGATTGAACAAATGGTTTTAAATAACATGGGTATCCAAGTAATAAAACCACAAGTATCATTTTTTGATGTTGTTTCTATGTTGGAGATAACTCCCAATAAACGATATGTCTATGAAAGAGCAACACAACGAGATGTTATTGAACCGTCAATAATATATTGCGAGCAAGAAGATAGAAAAAATATTAATTTTTATAAACAAATTAATAAATCGGGTAAATTTACATTGGGGTTTAATTTTACAACTAACGAAGATGTGTTTTCAATTTTATCAATTGCAAATGAAAAGGGATATGGCTTGACAATTGTTAAGAATTTTAATATTTTAAATG